ATGTGTAACCGCGCACGCGCACCAGGCGATGCGGATTTCCTCTTCTCGCAGTTCCGCCTGAACTGGGCGACGCCGCGGCCGATGGACAACAGGTTCAATCCCGCCGAGCTCGTCCCGAAGTCGCGCGCTCACGTCATCCGGGAGGATGAACGCGGCAGAGGCGTCGACATCATGGGCTGGGACGTGCTGAGTGGTGCCGCGGCCTGGCCGATGACGAACGTCCGCAATCTTCGCCTACCGCAGTGGAAAGCGCTCGCGAGCGATCCCGAGAAACGCTGCCTGATCCCCGTCTCGGAATTCGCGGAATGGACGCCGGGTCCGATCGATCTCGGCGACGGCAAGAAGCCGATCAAGGGTGAGATGTGGTTTGCTGTGTCGGACCAGCCCGTGTTCGCGATTGCAGGCTTCTGGCAAGAGATCGTCGGTGAACGCTTCTTCGCCATGGTGACGTGTGACGCGAACGAAATGGTCGCGCCGATCCATCCGAAGGCAATGGTGACGATCGTCGATCCAGAGCATTACGACCGCTGGCTAACCTGCGGTTACGACGAGGCCCTGACCCTGCAGCGCCCGTACGCCGCCAAGCGGATGACGGTGCGCGGGCCGGACTTCCCGACCCGCGGCGTCCGAGACGCTAGGCCGCCTCGAGGTCTAGCGTAAGCTCCGTCCCGCGGACGCGACCGTCCTTCACGCGATCGAGGACCATCTTGACGCGATGCGGATCTTCGCCGGCGAATTGATATTCCTGGGCGCCGACCAGCAGGTCATCGGAACCACGCCAGAGCAGGATCAGAGGCGCTTCGTCCTGCCAGAGCTCGACATGGCGCTCGAACACGAGATAGCGGCCGACGATCGCGTTGTTCCGATAGACGGCACCATCGCGCAGTGTGATGACCCTGTTGATGGCCATCGGCTCGCCCGCTTCCAGCAGCAGCCATTGCCCGGCCATTGCCTCGGCATCGTAGCCGCGCATACCTGCTACAGTCTTCATGATATCGTCGCGCAACGTCGCCATCGCCTGCATCCTTCCTGCGAATCGGGGGAGCGCCGATATACGATGTTCTCTTTTCGTTCGCAAACCGCGTATGATCCGGTGCATGCGATTCGACCGCGATTTAATGATCTTCAAAGGCCTGTGTGCGCTCAGCGAATATGCGGACGCGGCATATCAGACGCCGCTCAAGCCCACGTTCGGCCTCCGGTTCGCGCTGGCGTTCCTCTACAGCCAGAGCAATGGCGAGGTCAGCGCCTTCACCGACTTCTGGAACGCGGTGCAGGACCCGCAAGAGGGGGCGTATCATCCTGATCGCGGCCAGTATCAGCGGGCGACCGATGCCAGGACGGCGCTCAACGGCATCATGAACGCGATGCCACAGTGGAAGTGCCCGGGCGTGCCGCATCGCATGATCAACGCCGCGCGATCGTTGGGCAATGCCGATCAGGTGTTTCGCGAGGCACGCGAGGAAGAGAAAAAGCGCCTTGCCGAATGGGAAGCGCAAGAACGGGCGCGACGTGAGGCGCAACGCAAGAGCCGGGATTGCGGCTATCTTTAGCGGCGACAAAACGTAACCTCACGTTACTTTTCCTGTTGACTGGAATGTAACGTGAGGTTACACGTTTCTTGTCAGACGGCGACGGTGTCCACCCAAGCCCGCTGACACACCGAAAGGAGCGAGTAGCAATGAGCTTCTCAATCCGCCTTCGGATTTGGAAAGTGACCATCGGGTTCACGATCCAAGCCTAGAAGGCCCCCGCCCCGGTCTGGACACCGGGGCGGGGTTCGGTTGCCAAAATACGGTGGTATTGATGACGATGCAAGGTGAAGCGCTCCGCGCCCTCCGTCGCGACCTTGGACTATCCCAAGACGCCTTCGGAGGCGCAATCGGCATGAGCCGTAAGGCGATCAACGAAATGGAAACGGGCAAAGCCCCGATTGAGCGTCGGACCGAGTTGGCCGCGCTCTACCTCGCCGAGCATCCCGACGTCATCGATCTCGCTGCCGACCGCAATAGCCACTTGGAAGCGGCATCTTGAGGTCCCCTGCCCAGCCGCAGACGCGCGCGACCTTGTCGCGGTGCGAGCGGCCCCAATCGAGCATTGCGTTCCACCACGCCCGCTCGGCCTGTTCGGCCGGGCAGGGGTCGGAGCGCAGATTGGTCGGGCAGGGATCGAGCGCCGCCACCGGATAGGCCGGCTCGTCGTCGACCTTGAGATCAGCGGCAGGCGGGAATTGCAGAGACGTCACGACCCTGCTGCCGCAGGATGGCGCAGCCAGTGCGACGGCGAGCATCATCGCCACCCGAAGCGTTCTTGAGCGCATCGTTCAACTCCTGTTTCTGTTGGTCCTGGCGGCGGGTGTTCTCGACCCGCGCCGCCGAGGCGTTCGTGTTCGCGTCGCCGACCTTCTGGATCGTGTCGATCGTGCGAGCCTGCTCCTTCACGACCTCGCCCGACTTTCCGTCGTGCCGGCCGAACGCGTAGATGGTGCCGACGATCGCCAGCACGATCAGTGCAAGGCTGCCGCAGAAGATCAGCCCGGCCAGCTTGGGGCCGAACCGCGCGATGAGAAATTGCGGGATCACGACGTCTGCGCTCCTGTCTGGACGATGACCGCCGGCGCCGGTGGGGCGGGCGGAACAGGCGGAGGCGGAGGGGTGGCAGCAACCACCGCCGCAGCGATGGCCTGCACCTCTTGGTCAGAGACGCGGAATTTCAAGCCCAAGGCGTTGATGTCGATGTCGCGTTTGACGAGCAGTCCGGCATAGCCAGTGATGACGATGCCGATCAGCAACATCGCCCCTGCCGCGAGGTAGAAGACATAAGTCGGGCGCTCGCGGACCAAATAGAGCCCGACGCTGGCGAACGCCGTCATCGCCACGCCGGCGCCGCAGAGCAGCATCAACGCCCAGGCGCGGCGCCCTTCGGGGTCTAGCAGTGCCCGGAACGGCGTGGCGAGGGCATGGAAGAACGCCCTCACCGCGCCCACTCGCCGGTTTTGCCGTGCAGCCACGACAGGAACTGCCCGACAGTCTTGCCCTTCAGGATCGACGGATTGGCGTTGGTGGCGGCCGGCCCGGCGAGCAGGTCCGCTCGCGCGGTGACGTCAGCACCGATCACCAGCGCTGCCATGCCGGCGCCGAAGAAGTGCGCGGCGTAGAGCGAGGCCTTATTGATCGGGATGCCCTTCGCCCGAAGAATGGCCACGTTCTTGCCGGTAAAGGTCTTGGCGCGCCGCGTCTGCTCTTCTGGCGACGGCTTCAAGCCGCCGAACGCCTGCGACGGATCGGTGCCCCATTGGCCGCCCTCGCCGATCCAGGTCGACCTGATGAATTGATAGAGCCCGGAGCCGCTTGAAGTCGGGGCCTTGATGTACGGGCGGTTCCCGCTCTCGATCTTGGCGAGCAACGGCCAATAGTCGGCCGGGATCAAATCTGCGTCGGTGGTCATACATCACGTCCTTTCTTCGCATCGTCGATGACGCGAGCTGCTGAAATCTCGGTTTGGACGGCTTGGCGCTTGTCGCCCGGCTCGGGGCGCATGCGCTTCAGGAAGGCTTTGGCGCGGCGCTCGGCCGCCTTTCGCTCAAGATCACCGTCGGCGTGGAGTATGGCGTACAGATGGTCCAACGCCTCCTCGAGGTGAGCCGCGTGCACCATGAGCGGGCGAAGGCTTGCCGCCTCCGCGCGCAACGATGCCATCTCTTCCCGCGCCGCAGTGAGCAGATCGAAGGTGAGACTGTCGCGATGCTCTTCGAGCTTCACGTCGGCTTCGCGCTGCGCGCGCTGGTCATCTCGCCGACCGGACCACCAGCCGCCGACCGCCTGGGCGAATATTGTCGTGCCGCCGCCGCCAAGCGCGATAGCCGCCGCCTCGACTAGCGATGTCATAGCAGCGCTTCAGCCGCGACATGCGCGGCGCACATTGCGGGATCGGTCATGTCGGATACTCGCGTGGGAGGGGTGGTTTATAGGTCCATATCGGACGGTATATTCAGGGTTTTCGACGCCGCCGCCGTTGGGTAGAATTACCCAATGTCTCGGTATGATCGTAGGCAGGAGCGCAAGCGCTTCCTGATCGTCGCAGCGGTAATCGTTGTCTTTGCTGGCCTGATGTACGTGTGGGGCCACAGCTTCAACGCTGGAATATCCAGTATGGGCCAGGCGACCAGCCAAAGCGGGCAGGACCTAGACTAATAAGTCAGAGCAGGGCGATGCGCGCCGATGGTCCGACCTATGGATCTCAGCCGAGCCGGAAAGCTCAGGTTAAAGGGGCGATCTCGCACTCGACGCATTGGGTTCTGCTCGGGTGGATATATTCCCCGCAACGGCACACGCCGGGCACCGGCGCAGGGCGCTCCCAAAAAATGAAACGCCCGGGCGCATTGAAGATCGTTAGCAGGACCGCTCCGAGTTTCGGCATGGGCGCATAATACGCGCATTCCCGGCCGACCTCAAGCGCGCGAGGGCCTACGCCAGCGCCACGATCCGCTTGAACAGCGCCCGCATCTGGTTCGACTTAAATCGCTTGTTCGCCCGCCGCGACAGGTGCGTGGTGTCGTTATAGGCCCCGTTCGGGTTCAGAATGTCCCACTGGCACTTGACCGGATCTGAGTTCTGATAGGCGTAGAAATCGTAGATCGGGACATTTGCAGCCCAGCCGACCGCGCGCCCTTGTTCCGTGATCCTGTCGGAAAGAGCACGGGCGAAGGTCGTCGTGGTGGACTCCGGATCGGTGAACAGCACCACACTTCCGCTCAACTGCGCGTTGGTGATAATCGCGGTCGCCTGCTGGTTGTACATCGCCCAGGCAGTGCCGCCGGCGTTCATGTCGTTGGTGTCGTCGCCGCAGCCGAACCACAGCGAACAGCCGAGCACGCGGACGGGATAGGCGTAGCTCGACTCAACGTCGTCATCTAGCGACAGGTTGCCAACGTTGTAGCCGTTGGCGCCGCCATTGAAGAACACGAAAGATTTCGCGGCCGGATTGTAGGCATAGCAAAGGCACAAGTGTACCGGGTTGCCAACCGCCTTGATGCTCCAAGCATTGCTAGCGATGGTGGTGTCGTAGGTGCGGACGATGAGCGCCTTCGTCGACATGCTGGCGCTCGTCGTGGTGGTCGTATTCGAGACGCTGTATGTCCCATCACCGCCGGGCGTGCCGCTCAATTGAGCAAGAATGGCCGTGCCGATGGCAACACCCGTGGTTCGAGTTAGCCTGTCGCCTACCCGGATCGTCCCGGTTGTGCCCGTCGTCGTCAGGACGCCGCCCGTGATCGACCCCGTGAATGTGGCCGATGTCGTGCTATTGCTGGTCGCGCCGGTTTCGTTCGCCGCGATCGGCGTCGTGCCGCCGTCCTTCGAAACCTCGGCGACGCCACGGCCGGTCTTGTCGGTATAGAAATAGGCGATGAAACGGCTATTGGAGCGCCCTGGCGTAAATGTAAGGACAGTTCCTGCCGGGATGACGACATAAGTTTTGCCGAAATCAACGTCGACGGCGGTCGGCGCAGTCCCGGTATAGGTGATCCGGGCGTCATGCTTCATTGTGCCGCCAGAGAAGGTGGCCGACCCGGTGCCGCAGAAAGCCTCCGCTACGCTGTACCCGTCAGTTTCGAGATCAGCCAGCATCTGTGATGCCCAGCTATTGGACCGGATATCGGTATCGCCCGTCAGTCCAACGCCGCCCTCGTGTGACGGCCCGATGATACCAACTTTCACATGATCGATGATGCCCGCCCGAAGCTGATGAACCGAGGCAAGAAACTTGGAGAATTGCGTCGCACCGGCATAGTTCTTGAGCAGGGAATCGAGCGTTGGTGCCGGCTGCGAGGTATAGGCATTCCACAGCGCCTCGTCGGTTAGGCGCGCCGTCGTGTCATATTCCCACCAGCCGATGCAGCCATTTAGTATATTCACGCCGTTGGTATTGCCGCTGCCCTTTGGCCCGCCGAGCGATGCTGCGGTCACCGCCACACCATTGTTGTAGGCAAAGGGATGGGACGTCTCAAAGGCGCTGCCGCCGCCGAACGTACCCGTAGCGCTCGCATCCCATGTGCGACCGATTGTTGCCCCATTCGCGAAGGTATCGTTCCCAAGGCTGCTACCGGTGTTGTGGAAAGCGGGATCAGACATGCTCAGCAAAGAGTTGGTGTTCACGAACCATGCGCCGAGGTTATTCAGCCCGAGAATATCCGCAGGTGCCCCGTAATTTCTGATGCGAACGTCCGAGATGCCCATCAACAGGTAGCCCTGCGTCGACTGCATCGCGGCAAGAAGTGCTGACCCTGCCGGGACCTGATCGGCTTCGCGGATCGATTGCGTCGCGATGTAGGGCACCGCTTCGGTGGAATTTACCGATGACGGATTATACTGAACATTCGCCTTGGCGATGCCGCCAGCCGGGGTGAACGTGACTGTCCCCGCCGTGGTGATCGTCAGATATTGAACAACCTTTCCATCTCCTGCAATCGATCCGTAGCCGGTACCGACTGCTGTTCCGGCAGCGCTCGTATAGGTGCTGCCAGGAGGTCCCCACGCAATGACAGCATGGACACCAACCGGCAGTGTAATCGTTTCGGCAACAGGTGCACCCGGATTGGCAAGCAATTGCTGCGCGCGCGTGAATACGAGCAGACCTTTGCCTGGCCGAATGACCGGCACATTATTGCCATAGGTCGTCGGCGAATAGGTATACGGGTCGCTCGGCAGCATGTCGGTCGACCCGCTGTTGCGGGTTACGGTTGCTTGAGTGGCGGGAAGGGTGGCGCCGGCCGTGCGCAGATCAACCCGAATTCGGGTGGTCGATGGGACGGACCCGCGCACGCCGGGAATACCGGCGGGCCAGCCGGCGGAGGTTTTCGGGCCGTAACTGACGGAGTTGGTCAGGTCGTAATAGAACGCGCCGACGCCCCCGATATTGGACGTCGGGGGGCCATAGCCGTCGATCTCCTGGCCAACGCCCGGCGGGATGCTCGCGGCGCTCGCCGCGGCCGCGGCGGCATAGTTGCCCGCATCGATGGCGGCTTGGGGCGCCCTCTTGATGAAGGATCCTGCGCCGAGCGCGAGGTCCGCCGCCACCGCAGCGATCTTGCTTGTCGCGCCCAGCAACAGATCTGTTGCCACTATCGCGATCTTGCTCGTGGCGCCGAGCAGCATGTCGGTAGCGACGGCACCGAATCCGGTATCGGCTAGCAGGAAGTTAACCCAGCTTTTCGCCGACTTGGTGCCAGCGGCGCCCGGTGCGGTCGCGCCTTCCGCCCAGTTCTTCGCCACGCCGCTTTCAAGGTCAGCAATACGGACGAACGCGCTCAAGCTCGTCGAATACCGGAACACGCCGGCGTTCGGCGTCTGACCGCCGGATGCGCCATAATCACCGGCTACCGAGGCGTGCGTCGCTGTGTCGCTGCTGACGACGGTCACAATTGCGCCATTGGCCTGGCCCGTTAGTGCCGCCGCTTCCGCCCACGTGGCCTTGATCGTGCCGCTGCCGTAGGCGAGCGCCTGGTCGCGCGCAGATTCGGCTGCCGCGACGGCATCCGCTACACCATTCTCTGTCGGCAGAATGCCGTTGAAGCGGATAGGCACGCCATCGCGAACGAGGAGGACCTCATCGCCGGTTTCGATCTCACCGGTCGTCGGCAGCGCAGAATATTCAAGATCAGTATCGGCCATATCAGGCACCCTCGGTGGCAGGTTCAAAGGAATGCGGGATGCCTTCGGCGACGGTGAAGGCGATCGTGGCGCCGCCTTCGGGCGCGCACTCGATTTGCAGGCCGCGGAACTCGCCATCGATCTTGGCGATCAGCGTCCCGGTAAAATTGTGGCTGCGCCAGGCGCGGTAGGGCATGCCCTTGGTATTGGTCGACGGTGGCGGCGTCCCGTCGCTCACCTTGATGCGGGTGCCGATAGCGAACGCATCCCATGCCGCTGCGAAGTCCATCAGGCCGCGCTCCCTGTCATGGTGCCGTTGTTGGTGACCGTCACAGCGTTGCCGTTCTTGCGGACGGCATAGCCGGCGAGCCCGCCCGTTCCGCCCGCGACAGTCGATCCGTTGCTCGTGCCGCTTCCGCCATTGGCCCCAGCAGCTCCGGCGCCACCGCCACTGCCGCCTGCGCCGGCACCCGCTATCACCGACGCACCTCCCGTCCCGCCGCCGCTAGTTGTGCCAGCATTGCCGACATTGCCGTTGCCGTCGGAACCGGGCCCGGCGGCGCCGGCAGCGCCGATTGGGAAGCCGCCACCGCCGCCCGAGCCGCCATAGGTCTCGAAACCGCCGTCGCCGGAGAACTTCGAACGGCCGCCACCGCCGCCACCACCCCCGCCGCCCCGGATCGTTCCACCCGCGTTGACCGTGATTCCGCCGGTCATACCCACGCGGCAATAGACTGCGTCCCCGCCGTTGCCGCCAGCACCGCCGTTGCCCGCGCCGCCGTCGCCGCCGCCACCATCCACGACGCCACCGTTCAACACCTGAAGCGTGAGCGCGATCGTATAGCTGGACGTCGGCCAGGTGCCCGTGTCGATGCCGATGCCGCTGCCCGAGAGCCCCCTGATCGTCACACCGGACGGCACCCGAAAGGTGATCGCGGCGTCGCTCAGTCCGGTATAACCAGCAGCGTCCGCAACCGTGCGCAGATTGATCGCGGCGCCACTAGATAGGTCGATTGTCGCCGAAAAGGCGCTAGGCGGAGTTGATGGTGCACCACTCGCGCCAGGCGCCGCCAGCACATCCCAATACGCGGTAGCTTGACCGGTACCGCTCGGAGATTGTCCGCTGAAATTGTCACGAACGGCGAGATAGGAGCCGCCGTTGAACGTGACGCTGTTGTTCAAGAAATATGTCGTCGAAGGACTATAGCTGCCCCGCGGAACGATGCCGGGGCGGCCGCTGATACCAACAACGAACGCCGAGACGGCAGCATAAGCGTTGGTCCACTTATCTTGCCACGTCGAGGGGGAAACACCCGTATCGACGGTCAGATCATACCAAGCCGGTACGAGGCTACCGAGATATGCCTGGAGATCGTTGAACGCAGTCACCGCGCTCGCATGGACCGGCCCAAGGTCTGCTGGCGCGCCGAGAGCCGCGTATTTGGCGTTGACCGCCGCATAATCTTCGCTCAGCGCCGCGAAGTCGACGCGGGCCTGCCGCTTGTCGGATCCCGCCGAAAGGACCGCGTCGGAGCCGAGCGCCGCGATTTCCGCCAGCGCCCCCGCCAGGTCGGCGGAGACTTGCGGCAAGCGGGTGTCGGTTGTCTCCACCCACGGCGCAAGCCCTAGCGCATGCCCAGCGAACCTGATGCGGTGACCGGCGATCGACAGCAGGCCGGAGCCTGGAAGGCGGCGATATTCCTTGTTGCCGTCGTTCGTGTCGAACCAGGTGTCGTACGCCTTGCTTTCCTCCGCGCTCGGCGGTTCGGGCTGGGCGAAGGTGCGGCTGTTGGCTTTGGCGGCCGCGTCGATCGCCGCCAGCAACTCCGCCGTCGTGGGCGCGTCGGATGGCGGCGCTGCCTTGGCGAGCCCCTCGATCGTGACGCTGGCGGTCGAAGTATTGGCGCCCAGCGTGACCGTGAAGTCCCGAAAGAAGCCATAGACGGCCAAGCTGCTGAACGCGTCGTCCGCAATCCAGAGCGTCGGCACCGCCCGCAACTTCGCGACGCGGCGCATGACGTTATCGACCGCCGAGGAGCTGAGCAGTGAGCGCAACACCATGCGCTTCGACCAGGCGCGTTCTACCGGGACCGTGTTGCCGAAATCGTCGGTCGTCTTGAGGCTATAGTCGGTGATCCCGACGGTCGGCGACGTCTCGGTGACGCCGAACGGGTCGATCGTGCCGAATAGCAGCGTCCCGACCGCCGCCGTGCCGTCCGTCGTCGGTGCGAAAGTGACCGTGATCGCCCCGCCGGCCGCGACGGCCAGATCGAGAAAGGTGGCATTTCCGGCGCCGCCGGGCGTGATCGCCTTGGTCTGATCGTAGCTCGTCGCCTGAACGCGCACGCTGGCGACGGTCGCGTCGAGGATCGCCAGCGCGGCCACGGCCGCCGGCGCGGTCAGTGTGACGGAGAAACCACCGTTTTTTGCGGTGACCGTGCCGAGCGCCTGATCGAACATCGCCCAGCGGTTCGTTGGCCCGACGTCCAGCCAGCGCGTCGCGTCGGTGCGCGGGTCGTGGTTCGCGCTGAGGTCCGCGATGCTCTCATAGATGCGATGGCCGAGGATGACCCTATCGTCGATGAAATACGTCGTGGCCGCTGACCATGCTGCGTGGTCGGTCTCCGGGACCGAACTCGCGGCAAGCACGCTGTCGACGACGGTGAAGGGGCGCAGCGCACGGAAATTGCTCGAGCCGGAAACCGCCGGGTCGGTCGCTGGCGTCGCAACGTCCGCCGACGGCAGGCCCTCGAAGGTCAGCGAACAGAAGCTGGTCGCGCCGATCGCCAGGTCGACCGAGAAGTCGCTATAGAAGCCGTACCCGGTGAGGCTGACAAACGCGGGGTCGCCGATCCAAAGCAAGGGGACGGCGCGGACGGCCGCCAAGGTGTTCTGGACGGTGTCGATGGCCGACGAGTCCAGCCGCGTGCGGACGGTGACCTTCTTCGACCACGACCGCTGAACGACCGTCGTCACCCCGAAATCGTCGGTATCGCGCTTGCTGAAGTCCTGCAGCGCGATCGTCGGTCCGTCCTCGGTCGGACCGAGATCGAAAGCGGTGCCGATCGAGATCTTGCCGACGATCGCGTTTGCGCCAGCCGCTGGCGTGACAGTGAGCGTAGCGACGCGGTTGACGCCGGCCGGAATGCCAAGGAAGAGCTCGGCGGCCTGGGCTGGATTGTGCGTCTGATCGAGCAGGGTCGTTGCCCCAGCGGTCACGACCAGGCGCACACTCGCGGCTTGGACGTCGACCAATCCGATCGCATCGATCGACGCTGGCAGCGCCAAGGTGAGCACGATCGGCGCATTGAGCGACGTGGCCGGACCCGCCGCCTGGTCGAACATCGCCCACCGATTGGTCGGGCCGACGTCCAACCATTGGGTTGCTCCGGCGGTCGGATCGTTACCGACGTTCCCGCCGACCGCGCTTTCGTAGATGCGGTGCGTCGCCGCGCTGATCACGCGATCGGCGAGTGCGTACGTCGTGCCCGCCGCCCAGGCAGCATAATCGGTTTCGGGAACCGAGCTGGAGGTCAGTATCGCCGCGGTGACCGCGACGGGCAGGATCACCTTCATGCCGCGCGCGTCGCCACCGCATCGCCGCCGGTCGCCTGGGTGACATTGTCGAGCGTGCGGGCGACCCGGCCCGTATTGCCGGCGGTCGCTGCATGGCCGGCGTTGTTTTCGGCGCGCATGCCCGCCACCTCCGCCCGCAACTGGCTGATCTCGTCGGCGAGGTCGTCATTGGCCGCGCTGGGCGTCGCGGCGGCCTGCGTGGCCGTCACAGCCGCAAGCAAGGCGCTGATCGGTGCCGTTGCCGGGCTCGCCGTGGTCGACGCGCCCGTCATGCCGGCAATGGCGTTATAGGTCGCCTCAAGGCTGGCGGCCGTCTGCGCCTGAATGCGGCGAAGCTCCTGCTGACTGGTCGCGACGTTCGCCGCCGCGGTGAGCAGCGATTGAGACAGGCCAGGCAGCGATTTGGCCGCGTCCTGATCGCCCGCCCGCGCTGCCGTCGTGGCGGCGTTGAACTGGCCGAGCAGCGAGGCGAAGCCGCCCGAACCGGTATCGGTAAGGCCGCGAATGCGCCTGACCTCATCCATGATGCTGTCACCGACCGACTTCCATGCGTCGGCGAGATCCTGCGCCGCCTTGGCCGCGTCCTGGGCATCCTGAAGGTCGTAGATCTGCTGCTGCAGCGCGCGGTTGCTCGGATCGAGCTTGGCCAGGTCGAGAGCGCGAAGGGCGGCCTTATCGCCCTGCAATTCGAGCAACTGGCGTTGAAGGTCCGACCGCTCGCTCGCGATGTCCGCGGCGCTCTTGGCGCCGTTGAGGGCGTTTTGCAGATCGGCGAATGCCGGTGCGAGCTGCAGCAGCGTCGCATAGGTCTGCTGGCCGGCAGCCGTCGTCAGATCCTGCGCCTCAACTAGTGCGCGGAAGCCCGCCAGCGTGTTCGGCATGGCGAGCCCCAGGCTCGCGAACACCTTGGAGAATTGCGCCGTCTTGGCGGCCGCCTGTTCCTCTTTCGAGTAGAAGGCCTCGAAATAACCGCTGACCGCGCTGGTGAAGTCGCCGATGCTATCGAATTGATCGGCCAGGCCGAGCTTCGCACCGACGCCGAGGTTCTGCGCACTCGTGCCGAGTTGGTCTAGCGCAGTGGTGACCGCCTCGACCGTCGAGGATACTCGCACGAGGGTCTCGAACGCGCCTTCGCCGGCCTTCTGAAATTGCGTGATACCCGGAAAGGCGGCGTTCGCCATGTCGTCGGCCGCGGCGCCGAAGATGGCGTTCAGCTTCTCTTCGATCTGATCGCCGGTCAGGCCTTTCAGGTCGATCTTGCCGATGTTGACGACAAAGCTATTCAATCGGTTCTGAATGTCGGTCGTCGCGGCACCGAGCGGCCCGGCGGCCGCGATGATTGCGTCGTTGAACGACTTCAGGATTAGCGTGAATTGGTTTGTCAGCGCCGGGTCGGCGGCAGTGTAGTTGGTCGAATACGAGCGGCCGGTGACGATTCCGAGGAACTTGTGGGTCTTCTGGATGTCCGAATAGTATTGCGCATTGAAGCCGCCGTTCAGCACACTGCCGACCGACTGCGGGCCAGCCGACAGACCATTGCCGACAATGTCAGTTCGCGTGCCGAACAGCGACTTGATGATGCCGCCAATAATCGGAATTTTCGTGATCAGCGCGCCGATTGCGGCCCCCACCGGGCCTAGGAACGCTCCATATACGCCCGCCAGGATCGTGCCGGCATTGCTCTTGAACCCGGTCTTCACCGTGCTGTCCGCGTTTACATTCCCGGCGCGTAGTACCTGCGAGGTCACGCCGCTGATCTGGCTGTCGATCGAGCGAAGCGATTCCAGCATCTGGCGCGAATAGACGTTGGTCAGCGTGTCGACGTTCTTGAGCGCTTCGAGGCTGTTCTTGATCGAGTCCGATTTCGCGGACGCGTCGCCCAGCACCGTGCCGGTGCCCTCGTTCGGCTTTTCGAGGTTGTTCTTGCTACCGCCAAAGCCGCCGAAAATCTTGATGCCGATCGCGGCCAGCGCCGCCGCCGTCGCCGCGCCGGCCACGAGGTTGGCGGGGAACGGCAGCGAGGCAATCGCCTTCGCCACCGCCTCGACGGCATATTTGCCCGCGCGCAGCACGCTCTTGGCGATCGACGACGCGGTTTCAATGGCATCCTGCGCCATCGCCTTGACCGACAACGCGAACTGGATCGCGCGAAACACCTTTTCGGCGTCGGCCATCGCCTTATAGCCCTTCGTGCCTTCGCCGAAGAAGCCCTTTGCGGCCTGCGCCATGTCGCCGAACATATCGATTTGAGACGTGGCCGATTGCAGCGCGAACTTCGTATTTTCCCGAGCGAGCGCGGCGGTCTTCGCATCCCCCGCAAGGGTGGATTTCGTGATGCGATCGACGGCCTGTTGATGTGCGAGATCGGCGCGCGCCCGAAGCTCGGCATACGCAGTGAACCGCTGGGTGATATCGCCCAGCGCCTGACCGCCGGCGCCGAACGCGTCCGCCAGGCCAGACGCAGCCTCCTGCATCGTTTGGCCGATCAACGACCATTTGTCTGCGGTGAACGACAGCGCGTCGTTATAGTCCGTCGTCGCGTCCGAGATCTGTTGAGTGAGGTCGGCGATTTTCACCTGATCGGCGATGAATGCCGCGCGCTTGGCCGGTTCGGTAAATTGCGCTTCCGCATCGGCAGTGGCCTTGATGACCGCTAGCGTATGGCTTCGAACCGCGTCGGTTTCGCCGACCAGCCGCAATTGCGCCTCAAGGAGTGCAACTTGGTTCGACGACGCCTGCTGCGACGCGTCAAATCGGGCCTGCTCTTCTGCGTGGAACAGATCGAGCCGGGCCTTGCGCTGATCGTCGAGAGCTTTGGTCGCCCGATCAGCTTCAACTGCCAGACCGCGCTGCTGCGCCGCCTGGATGGCGGCCAGCAGAGGCAGATCGGCGATCTGGTTCTTGACGTACTCTGCCGCTTTGGATGCCGGCAGGATGCCGCGCTCTACCAGCGCGTTCGCGCGCTCTTGCGCATCGGCCTGATCGCGTGTCGCCGCAGTGGATTTGGCGGCGTCGGCGACGCGCGTCGCGATGGAGAGACGAATTTGACGATCCACCGCAGCCTCGACATCGGCGCGCGCCTTGATCGCCTGGCTCTCGGCCTTTTCGCGTGCCTCCGCGATCAACGCGGCCGCGCCAGAGATCTTGTAGGCGTCCGCCAGCTTGTAGAGGTTCGTGATCTGAGACTCTACCGCCTCGGCATTGAGCGCGTTGTGGTCGACCTTCGGCGGATGGGGTGTGCGGTTCGCCTTCAGCGCGTCGGCTTCAGCCTTCATCCGGTCCTTGGCGCTCTGCAACGCGTTGGCGCGCACCTGTGCCCAGAACTTGGCGTCTTCCTTCCGCGCGTTGGTGTACGCGTCGGAATAACCCTTGCTGATATCCTTAGCCACCTTCGCGCCCGTGCCGGCGAACGGGTTGTCGATCGGCTTGATCTCCGGCGCGGAGATTGCGCCGATCTTCACGCCCGGAATAAGGTTGACCATGGCGATATAGCCGTTGAGCTGATCGACCCCGGCTTTCACCAGCTTATTGAGCGCGCTGATCGCGTTGTTCACGCCATTGATGAAGAGCTCGCCGAAGATTTCCGGGAACTTCCCCCAGATCACCTTTACCGCGGTGAACGTTCCGTCGATCCCGGCCGTGATCCCGGCCGCCGTTTTCATCCAGGCTTCAAGCACCCAATCGAAGGCGGAGCTGGCGCCCTTCTTGATGCTATCCCAGGTGCTATTGGCGCCCGTACCGCCCGCCTTGTCGGTAATCGCCTTCCACAGGCCCGACATCGTATCCCCGGCGGTCACGGTGACTTTCGTCAACTCGTCGATTTTGCCGCCAGCCTTATCGACGCCGTCGCTCAGTTCGAGCATTTCCTTATGCGTCAGGCCAAGGCTGTCGCGATATCGGGTAAGCTCTCCGCTATCCTTCACGCTTTCCTGGAATTTCCTGAAGGCGATGAACGCGCCGCCGGCAACGACACCGACTGAGATCAGAATCGGCGCGGCCATAGCGGCCAAAATTGCCAGTTGCCGGACCATACCTTTGAGGCCGCCCTCAGCCATCATGGCGATCTGCACGAGTTGGCCGCCCTGCTGAATGAACACGGTCATGGGCTTTTGGCCAGAAAGCAGGCCCTGAACCACGTCGGGCAACTGGACGGCCATCATTTGCAGGGATTGGGCATTCCTGCCCCCCGCTATGGCGCTGGCTTCATGTTGCTCGGTTGTCGCCTTGAGGCGCTGAGTAAGGACCTCTTGCTGCCGCGTGTACTCCGCCTTCGGCGTGAAGCCTGCATGATAGAGACGCGTCGATTCTGCTAGCTCGTCATTCAGTCGCTTGACCGCCGCGTAGAGCGGATCCGTCGACATGCGCAGCTTTTCGGCCGCCGCGGCATCTGACACCGACGCGTCGTGCGAGCCCCGGACCGCCGCGGCGAGCAGCGCATGTTCGGCCCCGGCGCGCGCGGCGGCGTCTGCCTCAGCCTTAAGAGCCGCGGCTGCCTTGGCCGCTTCCTCGGCGCGAAACGCCGTCATCGCCTCGCGGGCGCGCGCCTGGAACATCTGATAGGCCAGCGCGGCCGAGCGGAGAGCCTGCGCCTCGCTCTCAGCCGCAGCGCTTGCAACGGCAGCGGCGGCGGCTTTGTCCTGTGCCGCAGCTTCCGCCGCCTGAGCCGCCTTGCGAATTGCGGCATATTCCTGATCGTAGATCGCCGCTTCGGCCGTGCGGATGCGCTGGGCGAGTTCGGTAAGACCCTGCTGCTCGGCCGCGAGCGCGGCCGTTTCCGCCTTCAACTGGCGGACTTCTGACGACGTCTTGCCGAAGGTGGACGCCTGGCGCTCCAGCGACTTCACCAGCGACTCGCCCGACCGCTCGACCTGGGCGAACGATCGGGCGGCCTGCTGCGAGGCGCGATCGGCAGCGGTGCCGAACGCGGCGACCGACGCGGTCGCACCGGCAAGGTTGATCATGCCCGAAGTGGCGCGCTCAATATTGGCCGCGTCCTTGACGATCTTACCTTCTGTGCTGTCCATGACCGATTGGAGCTGGACGAGTTGCTCCAACGAACCGCTGGCGTCGATCAGGAAGCCAACCTCTAGGGAAGGCGAACCGTCATCCATTTTCAGCCTCCCATTGGAAAAGACCCCACCGGAGCGAGGTCTATGGTTTCAAATTCTCTGTATCGCGGCTCAACCAGCCGCACGGTCAGCCGAGAATAGCGATCAGTCTCGCTTCCTCTGTCTCCGCCTCTGATTTGGTCACCGGCGCCCGCCAAGGTGGCGGACAGGTTTCCTCCTCCGCGCGATGATATTCGGCGAGGTACGCGGCCGAAAGCTTGCGCAGCAGCCGCGCCTCCCAGGGGGAGAGTGCAACCCCGGTCAGTTCCGACCATGCGGCGATCGTGCGCCAGCCTATAGGCGCCATCCCCATGCCGGCAGGCTCGGTCAGGCCGATCTCGATCAGCCGGTTGACGACATGCGGCATGGGGTTCGGTGGCATTGGTGGCGAGGTTCCCGCCTTGGCCATCTGCTCGCCGCGGCTGAGGCGGACCGTGTTCTTTTCGTGCTCGGCGCGCTTCGAGCCCGCCGGCGGCTTCGGGACGGCCTGAAGCCACCCCAAAGCGCGGACGTAGAGGGTCAGTTCGCGGCTGACCCGATCTGAAAATTTCCCCAATCCTTGAGAAACTTTGTGACCTGGGCGGCGATGAAGCCGACCTTGGGATTGCCGTAGATCGACTGGAACAGATCCGCGCCAGTCTTCTCACCATCCTCCAAGTTCTCGAACCGAACCGTGATTGTCGCGAGATCCTCGGCCTGTTCGGCTAGGCGCTCTTCGGCCGTGGCCGCAGTCACCTTGCCCTCATTGTCGTTCATGCGCTTGAGGACGCGCGCCGTCTGCCGCGACTCGACCGCAGCATAGGCCGGGCTGCCGGGACCGTGAACGATGATGCGCACCGGCTGAGTGCGCGCGTCATCGGCATAGAGCGGCTCGCCGGCTGCGCTCTTGACGTGGATCGTGCCGGTATCGGCGACGATGAGCTTGGAAACGTCCATTGTTCAATCCTTTCGCGGGTTTCGCGGGTTGGTGCACCGACCCGTCCCGCGACCCGCGCGACGCGGGACGGGCCGATGCGAGGGATCCGGCCATGGCCGGAAGCTGGTTAGGGAGCGGGGACCTTGACGACCTTCTTGCTCAGCTCGATCGTGGGGTTGGCCATGATGACGCTGTCGGCGCCGTCGACGTTCTCCGGAAACCCGAAGACACGCCCCTGCGAATAACGGATCGCGCCGCTCGGGAACGTGATCTTGAAGGAGTAGAGCGTCGACGTGGCATCGTCGGACGCGGTCCGCAGCATGGTCTGACCGGCGTCGGCATCGTCGAACGCCATGGACGGCGCCAGCGAGCCGTAATCGGCCGAACCCTTGTGCTTTTCCTTCGGGCCGTTGAGCGGCTGGAACTCGACCTTGGCGAAGACGGCGCCGAAGCCCCCGATCTTCTCCACGCCGCCGATCGTGGTAAAGGTCAACGCGACGTAGCCGGCCGCGTCTTCGGTTGCCGGATGAGCAACCGACATGGCAAGCGTCGAGCCCGCCGCAGTCGTAGAACCCATGTCATTTCTCCATATGGGCGAGCCGGACTAGGCCGGCGGGACATCCTGGCGCGGGCAGGAATTCGGTTAGGCGGCCTTCGGCGCGTCGGCCTTGGTCTCGGCCGAGGTCGGCTCGCGAACCAGGCCTGCGGCCTCGAAATTGGCGTATTCGCCGGCCGTAAAGTCGTGGACCTTCCCGCCGGCATATTCCTTTTCGGTGCCGGCATCGTTGAAGGTCTTGAGGGCGAAGCCCTTCTTCATGTCACTCATCGTCGCTTCCTTCTTGTTAGGCGTCGAAACTGACGCGGAAATCGGTAGCCTGCTCGAACGTGTCGCCAGGGCCGATCAGGTCGGGACCGGAACCCGCATTCAGGATCGAGACGCTTTCGGCGCCGCCAACATTGCCGGTCTGACCCGCGCAGGCATCCTTCACGGCTTTGATCACCGCGAGCTGCTCGGCGTAGCTCGCAGCCCGCACGGTGACCGACACTCGATCGACTGTGCGGATCTTGCCCGTCCGTTTGAGTTTCTGGCGCTCGATCGAGCTGATCGTGCGCACCAACAGCGCAGGCAGCGCGACGTCGTCGGGCAGCTTGCCGCCCTTGATCCGCGCTACCGCGACGGTGGCAATGACGGCATCAGCAGCGCGAAGCACCGCGCCGACGATCTCCGCACCGGTCATCCTTCGTCCCCGCCCTGATCGGTATCGCCGATAATCCCGTGCCGGCTGATCCGGCTGTTGATGTAAGCCTGTGCCGCGGCGATCGCGTCGCGCTCTTTCATATCCAGCGCCGGCCGCAGGAACGGGTGCGGACGCGCGCCCGGGTGCAGAACCGTATCGCCGACGAACTGGCCGTTGATGACCAGCGAATGATTGCTCCCCGGTGCCCCGGCCAGCTCATTGATCCGCCGCACGCTGCGGCCGTCGCGCTGGCTGGCGTCGACGGTGATGAAGTGCTGCGAGGTGCCCCATTCCAGCCAGTTGCCGAGCGAATATGGCCAGCCCGGCTTGACGGTCACTTTGACCGCAACACGATGATCGGCGCGCTTGGTGCGCACGATGATGGCATCGGCCACCACCGACGAGATCGCGCGTGCCTTCGCTTCCTCGGCGATCACTTTGCCGCCAGCTCGCGCCGCGCCCGGCAGCAACTTGCGCTCGATCTGGTCGGGCAGCGAGGCGATGAACTGCCGAACCTCGGCCCGCCCGCTAACCTGTGGCATCAGGCGGGGTTCCCTGCCGGCTGATAATCCTCGACCATGAATTCGAGGCCCTCGCGGTTGCCCAGCTCAGCCGGCCCGGAAACAATCTGCATGACACGATCGCCCAGGACGAAGCGCATGTTCGACGTGATGTCGGTGCGATACCGGATGCGCACGCGCGCAGGGTGCGCCGCGCTGTTCATGCCGTCAGCCAGCCGCTCCGATCGGCTGGGCAGAACGTCCTGAATGCTAGCCCACACGTCGGCAACCTTCGCCCAGGTGCCAGATCCGGCACCGGTGAAGCTGTCGTCGGAAACCGGGCGATCGATGCGGACACGCCGGTTGAGCGAGCCCGCTGGGAGTTTGGTCACAGTACCGGCGTCCGATAGGGATCGCAAAGCATCCGAAAGCCGAGCGGCAGCTCGCCCGTGGTCGAGCTGAACACGACGGCCTCCCGGTTGGCATACAGATGCGCCGCGAACATTTTCGCGGCCGTGATCAGCGAAGGCGGGCACAATCCTGCAGGGAAGCCGACGTCGAAGGTAACGCGCACGACCGAGCCCGCCGGCCATTGGGTGCCGATCGCGGGGAGCAGCCCGCCATTTGTCCCGATACGCCAGTCGGCCGCGGTCAGATCGACGGCGGCGCCGTAGCGATCGAGATAGGAGATGGCGGTGACGACCAAGGTCGCGACCGGGTCGATCCCCATCCGCATCGAGCCGCCGAAGCCCTGAAAGGTGGCCTGCAATCCCCGGCACGGCGCCATGCGCAGGTTCGCATATTGCTCGACGGCGTTGATCGCGACATCCCGCAGGGCCGTAATCAGGTCGTCCTCGTCGTCGCCGTCGACGCGCAACCACGCTTTCAACGCCGGCAGCGGCAGCAAGGCGTCGCCATACCCCGCACCGGGCGCAGACGGCGTCAGGGTGAAGAGCATGGCGATCGTCGCTTACTTGCTGGCCTGGGCGGCCAGATTGGCCTCGACGGCTTCCTGACCGGTCAAGGTCGGATCGTTGAAGTCGATCCTGTTCTGGTCGACCGTCGTGTTCTCGCGCGGGTTGCTGTCGACCGCGGGATGGGCGGGATCGACGTCGGAGACCGACTGGTTAGGCGCGCCGCTGGGCGAGAACGTATCGGCCGCCGGGATGCTGGCCGGCTTATCGCCGGGCGCAGCCGCAGGTTTGGCGACGGTCGAGGCCGCGCCGCTCTTCTTCATGACCATGGGGTTTCTCCTGTAGCTGACCGAAGCGGCGCACTCGGCGCGGCTTCGGTCAACCGGGCCGGGGAGTAAGCCCCGGCCCGACCGACGTGACGAACTGTGGATCAGGCGGAGACGAGCACCGCCTTCATGGCATCCGGGTTCTTGACGCCGCCGCCCGTGCGCTTCGTGCAATAAAAGCAGATGAACGGCTTGTTGGTGTACGGATCGCGCAGCACCCGGAAGCTGATGCGATCGACGATAAGGTACGTCTCGCGCATGTCGCCAAACAGCGCGGCGATATTCCCCGCCGCGACGTTGGGCATGTCGGGTGTGTCAATGAGCGAATAGCCCATCAGCGTCGACGGCTGGCCGGCGACATAGGTAGGCTGCCAGAGATAGTTGCCCTGGCCGTCTTTCAGCTTGCGGACCGCGCCGAGCGACGTACGGTTCATGAACCACTTCGCATTCGGTGTGTAGGCGGCCGGCAGGGCATAGACGGTGCTAACCAAGCCATCCGACGTCAGCGCAGCGGCCGCGCCGCTGTTCTGCACCTTGATGTCGCCCCAGGGGTGCCGAGCAGCTTGAGCCGCTCCCGTGACATAGGTCAGGATGCCGAAAGGCTTGTTGGTGCCGTCACCCGACAGGTGCGCGATGCCTTCCTGCCGCGCGAACTCGGTCTCGATCTCGCCCAGCAGCCACTGCTCGATATCGATCTCGCTATCGTCGAGCAGATCCTGCGACGCCGCGGCGTTCGCATAGAGCTGACCCAGGCCGAACCCGAGACTGGTGAACTGCGGGGTCGCCGTGGCCGGACGGGCAGCCGTCTCACCGACCCAGCCGGACCCGACCGCGCGATCGGTGAACAGCTTGGTGAAGCCCGCCTTGCTGATCGTCTGCACCGTCGAGTTCTGGCGGATCGGCGAGATCAGCTTGAGCCGCTCGCCGATGGTGCGATCCCATTCGATCGGCGTGGTGTAACCGCCATCGGCGGGAACACCCTCGCTCATAGCCGCCCGGACACCGGTCCTCTGCGCCGCCTTGATCTTGTCCTCGTCGATCCCGGCCGCGTTACGCATCCAGCCATCGAACAGTTTGGAGTATTCGGGATCAGCGATCTTGCGGCCGTCGCCGTGAAGAGATGCAGCCGCCGCCGTCCGCGCCTGATCGTCAATCGACTTCTCGAGCTGGTCGAGCGTCGCGTTGATCGCATCCAGTTTTGCAGTAACGACAGCGTCGTCAGTCTTCGCCTTCAGCCGCTCATCGTTCGTCGACTTGAACTCGTTGAACGCACCGTTGAGCTGGTCGAACAGCGCCTTCACGTCCGTCGACACTTCCCCGCGCACCGTGCCAGCCACGGCGCGGGGCGTGGCAAGACTGGGCGCCTTCAGGGGATTAGCGGGGGCGGCGACCGGCGCCGACGAACCGCGAAACGGATGGGCGAGCACCGTCGCCAGCGCCGAGACGGCGCTCCTATTGATAAACTTCATGGGATAGCTCCTTAGCTTTTCATCGTGGCGAGCAGCCTCTGCATTGAGGCTACCGTGGGGCCGTCCGCATCACGCTTGGCGGCATCATCGGGGGCCGCATCGCGCTTGCCCCTGAAACTCTCGATCCGGGCGCGCGCGGCAGTGCGCGTCATCCCCGCGGCGATGAGCGCGCGTTCCATACCGCGCAGCTCGTTGACCGCCTTGTCATTGGCCTTGGCCTTTTCATCGACCGTGATCTGATCGGCCGGCAAGAGCGCGTCGGCGAACCCGAGGTCGATCGCGCGGCTACCGGACATCCAGAATTCTTCGTCGAGCCACTTGCCGACGTCGTCGGCTTTCTGGCCGGACCGCGCTGCGTAGACGTCGCGAGCTGCGTAATCGAACTGCTCAAGCCAGTCGGCGATCTCGCGCATATCGTTGCGGTTGCCCATCGCGAAGACCCAGCAATTGTGGATCATCATGAAGCTGGCCGCGCCAATCTCGACCTTGTCGCCTGCCATGGCGATGATCGACGCGGCCGACGCGGCCATGCCCATGATCTTGACCGTGATATCCTGCGGATGCTCGCGCAGGATATTGTAGATCGCGATGCCCTCGAACATATCGCCGCCGGCGGAATTGATATGCACTTCGACCGGGCGTTCGCCGATCGCGCGAAGCTGGGCGCTGACGCCCTTTGCGGTCACGCCGCTCCCGGTCCACCAATCCTCGCCGATGTCCTCGAACATCGTGATCACATTATCGCCTGGCGCAAGCGCGCGGACGCCCGCGGCGATCTCGTCGTAACGCTCGAACACGCTCGCCGGCGCGAGCGCCGACACGCGCCGCTCGGCCGGCAGCGGCAAGGCGGCCGGGCGATCCCGGCCAAACACGCGAAGCGCGGCAAGATTGGTCATATCAGTTACCTCCCGGCGCACTGGCCGCCATTCCCATGTTGAGCAGATCCGCATCGCCGCCACGACGACCGAGGTCGGCGACGTCGCGAACTTCGTCTTGCGTCATCCAGGCCGGCGCACCGCCCGAACCGAGCGCCTTCGAGAAATACTCGGCCTGATCCTTCATCGAGCCGCGCAGCAGCGCGCGTTCGTTGAACTTCGTGTAATGGCCCTGGCGCACATCGGCGTCGGAAAGCAGAATCCGCTCGACTTCCTGTTCCCAGGCCACGAACCACGGCATCAGGCCATATTGGATGAAGAAGATCCCGAGCTGCTCGATACCAGATCCCCAGCTCGTATCGTCGAGCATCAGGAAGGGGCGAGGAACACCGAAGATCCGGGCGACTTCCTCAATCTGCAACTTGCGCTGTTCGACGTTCTGCGTGTCTTTGTTGGTCCCGAACGGCTTGGCCGTCAGGCCCTGTTCGAGCACCATCCACTTGCCGGCCTGATCGTCGCCCGCCCATTCCTCGCTCAGGCTGTTCTTCAACCGCTCGATAGCTTCGGGGCTCAGCTTTTGCTCAGTCGACAGCGCGCCACCGGCCAGAACGCCCTGGCGGAAAACTTTCGCCGCGGCGCGTTGGGCGGCCGCGGCGAGCCCGAGGACTTCGCCGGCATATTCCACTAGCGACATGCCTTTGAGGCCGCATTCGCTCGGCCCCATGATATGCATCATGTCGGCCCGCTCGACCGTGGTAATGCCACCGGTCTGCCGCTGAACCTCGTAATAGACTGACCAGTCGTCGCGCTGTTTCGGCTGAACCCGGCGAGGATCGAGCGGGATCAGCTCCCGCACGGCGCCGCGTGAGCGGATCGGCAGCGCGTAGGCGTTGCCTTGCACGAGGGCCCGGTGCTGCATTAGTCGACGGAAGGTGAAGGCAGTCTGCCAACCGTTCGGGCGCCGCGCGAGGACGTTATAGAGCGGGTTGTCGACCGCCTTCCGAAGATCGCCGCTATTGTGCCCCTCCTGCATCAGATGGAAGGGGAGCGCGCCGATCGTGTTCGAGATCACGAATACCGATCGGGCCACGGCCGGGTTGCGCAACACCGTCTTGGCGTTGATCCTCGCAGATCCTTCGCCGAACTCGCCACGCATGAAGGCCGCGAGATCCGCGCTCGTCATGTCGCCCAACGCAGCCGACTGGACCGGGCCGCCACTAGGCCGAGACACGACGGGTCCGGCGCTGCCGGCCTGCGAACGGCGATAGCCGGACGCTGCGCGATAATCGTCGGGTGACATTATCAGCCGAGGATCAACAGCCCGCGGTCTTCATAGACCGACTTGCCTGCCGCTTCCGGGTTCAGCTCCATCAATTTCGCCGCGTCGAACAACGCGACGAGCGGATCGATCTTCGCCTTACCCGCGGTTTCCTTCGTGATGTACACCGCGTTACCCCTTTGCTCGGCGAGCGCGTTCCCGACGCACCACGCCATCAATCCCGAGCCCGAATGCACGAGCTTCCGATCCTTCAAATGTCGCTCGCAGCTCCACACCGCCGACGAGAGGCGATAGCCTTGGCCTACCGGCACAACCTGATAAGTCGGCGCGCCCGAATGCAGGCCGATGCGCGCCAGCTCGTCGACGAGGACGCCGACGCCTTGCGGGTCGAGCCCGACCGCCGACCTCTCCGGAAGGAGACCGGCATCGTTCAACCTTTCCACTATTCCGACGATGCCAGCGATATCGCCGTCAATCCCGGTGTCCTCGCACCACGTGAGGTCGCCCTCGTCCGAGAAATCATGCAGCCGCGCCGCGATTTCCTCGCGCTGCTCAATCACCGACCGGTGCGCCCAGGCATGTGCCCAGGCCAGCCAGCGCTTGGTTTCACGCTCCCGGCCGATCACAGCCACCGCGAACAAATCGTCCAGGCCGCCCCCGTCGATCCCCACCACCGCGACTTCGCTGCGCTCGATGAGCGCGTCGAGCGTAAGTCCGGGCTCGCTAGCCCGCTCCCAATATTCGGCGCCGCGCCAACGGCCAGCATGCAGACCTAGGCCGATCTCAATGTTCAGATGCTGGGATGCCCAGCGCTGAACTTCCTCGCGGCCCTTGGCGACCGCTGTCTTGAATTCGCCAATCAGCCGCTCAAGCGTGATCGAGCGGCCGAGGTTCGGCAACACCATGTGCCAGTTAGCCGGATCGCGCCACGGCTCCGTCTGCCGTTCGCGCTGATCGTCGGTTCCGACCTGCATCGCGACCGGGAACTCATAGAGCAACGGCAGCGTCGCGACATTGTCGGTGATCCGCCCGTCGCGGATGCCGCGGGCATATTCCAGCTCGGACTTGAACGCGCCGGCCGGTGGCTTGTCCGACTGCGTCGTAATGATGATCATGAACGCTTCCGGGTTCGAGATCATCCCGCCCCGAAGCTGTCCGATCACGCGAGCCGCATCCGACATGGCGGACATGAGGTGCAGCTCGTCGAGCAGGATGCCCGCCGGCTTCGCCCCGGTCGCGACCTTCATATCGAAAGTCTTGATCTTTAGTTTCGCGCCGGTGACCCGGTCGCGGATCGTCTTGATGTGCTCCTGCACCTGATACCGGGTGCGGAGGAACTCATCGGCGTCGATCATGCCCGACGCCTGCTGAAAGGCGACGTCGGCAACTTCCTGCGTCGGCCCGACGAGCACGAACTCGGCACGTGGCCGCTTATTCATCAGCAGTGCCGTGACCATGATCCCGGCACCGCCGGTGGTCTTGGCGTTCTTCTTCGGCACAAGCGCGAAGATCTCACGGATCAGCGCCGCCTTGGTTTCGGGGTCGCGAGATCCGAAGATCGCGCGGACAATGTCCCGCTGCCACTCTCCCGCGGCTATCGCGAGCGCCGGCTGGCCCTCGACATCGGGCAGCCGCAGCTTGTTGAAGATCGCTACCGCTCGATCCGCCTCGGCCCAATCCAGGGCGAGATCGTCGGGCAGTAGCGACCGCCCCTCGCGCAGCCGCTCAACCCAATCCGGGCAAGCGAACCGCGCATCGATCAGTTCAGCAGCGAGCCCCATTCGCCGCTCGTGCTGCCTGCCCGCGCATCATCGGCGAGCTGCTCCTTCTTGCCCTTGCGCGCCGGCTGGGCGGGCCTGGCCGATTTCGTCGGCGGCGCCATCACGCGGCCGGTGATCAGGTCGTGTCGATCGAGGCGTTTGAAGAACTTGTCGATCGCCCCGGTGTCGCCCTTCTCGACCTTGGCGAGCAGCGCCATGATCAGCTTGGCGTCGAGCCGCGCCCGCGCCTCGCGGCGAGCAGCCAGCTCACGAAAATAATGCTTCCGCAAAGTCGGTTCGCTGATCCCGACCGCCGCCGCGATATCCGCCTCGCACCGATCGAACGCCGCTAAGACCATGACTTTCCGACGATTTTCAACGGTCGGAATATGGCCGGTGCGACCGCGCTTGCCGCGACCCGGCGGAACCGGGTCACCAAGGAGGTCGATATCCCACTCAACCACAAAAAAATTCTCCAAATGGGGGACGATGCGGTGCAGGTGGCCGGCGGCTGCCGGACTTTTCACCCCCCCCCTCCCGTCAGCCGCGTGCGCGTGCCGCCTTCGCCTTCGCCGTCTTCTCATTGTGGTGTGCACCGCAGAGCCAGTCAGCCTCGGCGAAGGGCGGGAAGTCCTCGCCCCCGTCGCGCCGCTCGATGCGGTGATCGAGGATAAGGCGATGCGTCGATCCGCACACCGCGCACCACACGCCACCCTGTTGCTCGACCGTCCAGGCGCGATGGCGCTTGCGATAGGCGAGCCACTCCGGCGAGCGATAGAACGTCTCGGCCACCTTAGGCGCCGATCCGACCTTGGCCGGTACGGCGACCAGCCGCCCAGGCGCCGACGTCAGCCGTCCCATGGCGGTATCCCAAAACACCAAGGGCGGCGAAGCCGAAGCCGCGCCGCCCTTGGAAGGTTGATCGGAGAGGATCACATGACGTGACACACGGTCACCCCAAGCGTATCGACGGATAAGCCCAAATACCCCTAGAAACGGACAACTTTATTTCGACCCCCTAGAACACATTCCGCTTGACACCTCTATGCGGCGGAAAACTGTCATTTCTTGCTTAGCGGGTCGCATTTACCCGTTTCACGACGACCGCCATGGCCCGGCCATATCGCTTGCGCAGCCCATCCGCGCCGTGCGTCGCGCCCATCGGCGCGAGCAGCTCGATCCAGCGCACCGGCCGATCGGCCGCCTTGCGCCGCAGCACGAGCCCGATCAGCTTGCGATCAGCGGGATCGACGACATCCAGCCAGCCGAGCGCCTGCTCGGTCGCGGCATCCTGCGCTCGGGTCTCGGGCACCCGAGGCGCGGGCGCGTCGCTATCGGTGTCGCCATAGTCACCGAACCACGTGTGCCGCAGCACGTCCGGCCAATGGGCGCGGAGGCGCAGCCAGGCGCGTTCCCGATCGGGCATCCGCCACAGGTAGCAGATGGCGTCGACCAGCCGAGCCTCGACATCATCGAACGTCAGCAAGCCCTCATCCCTAACCCGATCCTCGATCCTCACGACCCGACCTCCCCACAATTGGCGATCCTTCCGGCCGAGGAACCTTGGCCGTCGATCCTTCCGCTGCCCCAAACTTCGTAACCCATTGAACTAACCACGCTAAATCTAGACGTTGGAAATATCGGAAGGGTTGGAAGGATTTGCGTATATGTTTCTTTCGCGCATACCTGCGCATGCACATGATGCGGACAACATCGCGATTATCCTTCCGATCCTTCCAAAGGCGCAGAAATCCGCCCTTTCTCCCTTCCGTCATCTTTCCGGCAACCTTCCACGGCGGAAGGTTCGAACCCGAACGCTCGCGCGTCAGGGCGGCAGGTCGTCGTCGAATGCGGGCGGATCGGGCGAGCGCGCGTCGTCAGGCGGCGTGGCAAGGTCGTCCTGCTCATCGAGCTTGCGCACCTTCCCGTCGCTATCGACGAAGTCATAGGCATCCTTGATCAGCCTGAAGCCGAGCCACTGCATCCCGTTCGATCGGTGCTTCTCGAAGCCCTTTTCGGCGAGCGCGTTGGAGAAGCCCTTGTTCGACCACTCCCGCTCGCCGGCCGCTCTCGCCCAGGCAACGAACACCTCGTGGAGCTTCGACGACTGGACCGAGCTATCGGCATCCAGCTCGGTACACATGCGCATGAACCGTTCGATCGGGTCGCTGGCGTCTCGATACTGGGCAGTCGCCTCGGTGACGCTGGAGGGCTCGACAAGGCCGTTCGTCAGATAGTCGAGCAACCCCTCGACAAGCCGATTGAGAACCCCTGACGCTTCCTCTGCGATGATCTTGGCGGGTAGCGCCGGATCTTTCTCCGGCCAATCGGCGACACCCGGCTCCGGCTTCTCGATATTGCGCAGCCAGGGAACCAACTTCATCCGGCTCCAAATACCGTCGTCGGTATCCGGGATATCGAACCGGCTGTTGCCCATGATGATCAGCTTGAACAGCGGTTTGAGATTGAAGAACCCGCGATGCAGCATGCGCACCGGTATCAGATCGCCGCCCGTCACCAGCTTGATCAGGCCGCTATCCAGTTTCTCATTTCGCCCGGGCTCGGACGATCGCAACAGCCGGACGCCGGCAAGCTTCGCAAGGTCCGGCGAGGCCTGATCACCGCGCTTCTTGATGCCCTGATCCAGGAACGAACCGATCGGGATATTGTCGGCATAGTCGCCAATGACGTGCTGCCAGACGTCGAGCGTCGTGCCCTTGCCGTTGCGGCCGCGCCCGTACCAGAACCACAGCTTCTGTTCGCCGGCATCGCCGGTAAGCGTGTACCCGCCGAGCATATGAAGATAGCGCCGCAACGCGCGATCCGGCTGCGCCCAGGCGAACATCTTGTCGTATCGCGGGCAGACCTTGGCCGGATCGAACTCGACCGGAGAGAGCTTTGTCAGCATCGCCGAACGATCGTGCGGCTCAAGCTCCACCCTGGCGAAGATCGTGCCGTCAGGCGCTTCCTCGCGGCGGAAACGCAGCGTCCCGTTCATCACATTGAAGGCGAACGGGTCATGGTCGAATTGCTCGATCGGCGCCGTCAACCAGCGCCGCGCAAGGTTGGCGATGGCGACCGGCTTACCTGCCGTCTCGGACTGACGGCCGAACCGCGCCAAGACGGTCGAGAGCAGCTCATACGTCTTGCCCTTCGGAATGATCTTGTCGAGGCCGTGCGGGTTGAGCTTGTCCAGATACAACTCGCCATCCGGCAAGTCGTCCTCGGTCACCTTGACGCCGGTATCGCCCATGTAGCGGGCTTCATCCTGGACCGCGCGCACCGTCTCGAACACGGCCGAAACGACCTCGGCCGGCGGCGTTTTTTCGTCCTGATCGAGCACCTTCCACCGCCGCCCGTCCCAGCCCAGCCAGCCCTTGCCCGTCGTGAACCGATAGCTATCGCCGAACCGATCGCGGAAGCGCTCGGCAATGCCGAAATCCGTCATGGGATAGCGCACGCACCGTTCGAGCAGCAGGAACCGACCAAGGTCGTATCCGCGCAACGCGCCGTCATCGAGCGCCTGATCGATATCGGCGTGCTGGACATCGGCGACCGTCTCATAGACTGCCCACAGCGCCTCTTTCGCCGTGCTGCCGTCGATCCACCCGCCACCGACGCGCATGCCGATGCTATAGGCGAGCCGCAGGATGGCATCGCGCTCGGCCGGCACGTATTCGAGCCGCCGCGCCATCCACGCCGCCGACCATTTCTTGAGCCGCACCGCCTGCCCCTCGTCCAGCTCGATCTCGGGTTCCTCCCTTCCATCGCGGAAGGATCGATCAGGAGCCCGCGAGACAGGGGCGCGGGGGGCGGCTGCGGCGCGCGCGGCATGGCGGCTGGCCTCGACACCGATATCGCCCATGTCGCGCGGATCTGCGATGCCCTTGGCCAAGGCCGTATCGATCGACCGCCGCGTCTTGTCGACGTCGGGCCACAGCTCTGCCACCGCGTAGAGCGCGCCCTTGACCATGCTTTCGGAAAGATAGCCGGCGCCGACGATCGCGCCGAGGCGGATGGCGGTGGCGGAAATGCCGACGTTGCGCTGGCCCTGGCCGAGCTTCTCCGCATCACCGATCTCGCGATCGAACGCGGCGCGCGCCCAGCTCGACCGCGCCCGCTCGACCGGGTCATCGCTGGGCGGCCGCCTGGGCGCGACGGCCGCCGGCGCCGCGGCCGAGCTGGGCGAAGATCCGACCATGGTCGCACGCTCTTTCGGCGCACGCAGGATCGCGATCAGCTCGGCCGGCGCTTCCATGATCGCCGCGTCATCGCGCCAATCGCCGCGATCGAGCCAGCGATATTGACCGAGCGACGCATGCTCGGCCGGCGCGAGGATCTCGCTCGGCGGCGCGATGACATATCCACCACGTCCCCGCACGTCGACGTGCATCGGCAAGTTTCCCCGGTTCCGGATCTCGTCGCCATCGGAAGGTTGCTTGAAATAGACGTGGACCCCGCCGGAAGGGGTGTAGGCGGTCAACGACCTGGGCAACTCGCAGCCCATCTGCGCTTCGAGATCGGCCTTGAGCCGTTCGAGCGTGAAGATCTCGCCCGTTGCCTCGTCATGCCGCGGATCGAAGTCGAGGACGAAGCACCCGTTGGAGCCCGCCGGTAGTCCGATCAGCGCGTTAGGGTAGGACCGCCACCAAGCGAGGATCCGCTGCTCGTCGGTCGTGGCGTCTTTCAGCCCCGTGCCGGTGTAGGGGGCCTTTGCCCTGGGCGTCGCCGTTTCGCCGGTCGCTCGGCGCTTATAGGGCGCGCCGTCACACTCGCGGCACGGAAACACCGGCCACCCACGGCGGGCATATTGGAGCGCCACCTGCCCCATTGGGCTAGGCTGCGACGACGAACCGGACACTAACACTTCCCCCGAAAACGCAGGTTACGACACAGGATCAACGGACGGCCGCGGGTCAGGTCGGGCCTTGGCGGATGGCTTGAAATTGCCGCCAGCGATCATCGCCAATCTTACCGCGCGAGATCTCGGCCCTCGCGAAATCGGGCATGGCGCGGCCGAGCTTCATCAGCTCGATCTTGATCCGGTTCTTGCTCTCGGGCGTGAGATAGTCGACCGGGTCGATTTCGTCGCAATGGTCCCGGCACAGTTCGAGCCCGACGACCAACTGGAGCGCTTGCGCGATAGGTCCGCCCATCGGCGGAACACGCAGCACCACATACCATTCGCCCTTATGGTCGCACCCTTCGCGATGGCATGCGGTCATGGCCGTTCCCCCGATCGCGGATCTGCGGCGACGGGATGCGCGTCGAGCCAAACCCGCGCGTCGATCGAGGCCTGCGAATATTCGTGCCACGCCTGCCGGCGCTTCGCGTCGGTCAGCCGATCCTTGATTTCCGAAGGCAGGCGGACGAAGCACGATGGGCACACGGCCGCTTTCGGCCAGGGCAGCGGATTGGCGCAGATCGCCACGGGACAGACCGCCGGCCCCTTCATTTCGCCGCTCCGTCGTCACGAACGAAGCGCTCTATCTCGTCGACCGCCGTTTTGATCGCCATGCCCAGGCCGTCCTCGCCGACGATGGCCTGGCAGTAGATCCGCCGCTTGTCCGGTGAGAGCATGCTGACCAGCACCGCCGGCACCTGACCGCTCAGCACGCGCTCGACGATCAGCGGTGACACCAGATCGTCGGGCAATGGGCCAACACCGACGTTGACCACCGGATGGCTCTGTCCGCTGATGCCGAGCCGCATCTTCGCGCCAGCGAGCAGGCACAAAGCCTCGTCGGGCGCGGCCTCCCAGGCGCTGAACATGAAAGGCACGCCGTCCTCGACGGCTGCACGCACCCACAATGTCGAACAACGCCCTGCTGTCTGGTCGTCCCAATTAGCTGGCTTGCCGAGCGCGTGGGTCGCGTCCTCGATCCGAACCGGGTTCATGCCGCTCGCCCCCATTGCTCGACGCGATGTTCGCAGCCCACATCAGCACGAACACCGCAGCGCCAGCACGGATCGCGATCGACACGCGGCATGTCCGGCATCGGTGGATCACGAGGCGAAACGACAGCATGCAGGATCTGCATTCGGCTCCCGGCGCAGCGGGAGTTAACCGGCCCGGCGGGAACCGGCCGGCCGGCCAGCAATGCGTTGATGCGCTCAATCGTGGCCGGCTGTGGTTTTTCGGCTGCTCGGACTTGCGAGAGCCATCGTAGGGGCCGAGTCGATAGCGGATAGGCGAACTCGGCCAACGGGACGCCCAGGAACTTGGCGCGCGCCTCTATTGCCTCGAACAGCTCCGCGCCCGACGCTCCAGGATGAAATTGCATCGTCACAGCAGCGGCCTCACGACGGCGGCCGGATCCAGGTTGCACGATACCGTGTCGAGCGCGTCACCTGACACATTCCCGGCGAACACAAGATCTGCGTCGACCTCGAAGAACCCCTGCGCGCCTCGGTACGGCACCGGCTTCGGCAGCGGCCGGACATCGTCCAGCACGAACCCAAAACGCCCGGGCGCATAGTTGCCGAAAGCCCGTTCGGTGTCAGAGATCGAGCGCCGAAGATCGTCTGATCCACGACAATCGATCAGCATCGCCGTCGCGACGATCGCGCCCAACGGCGGATTGCGCAGCCGCTCATCGAACTCGTCGGCGAACTCGGCCGCAGCTTCTTGCTCTTCTCGCGTCCAGCGCTTTGCCGCGTGGATCGCGATCAAGCCACGGACGCTCGTCGGCCAATGCCGGGTCTCGACACGCTTCAGGCCGATCGCGATGGCGGACGCCCATGGCTGCCAGAGGGACAGCGCCCGCATCAGACTTGCGCCTGCCGATCATAGATGACGGTGATCGTCACGCCGCCTCTCCCTCGACTTGCTGTTTCACGAGATCTCGAATGACGACGCGCATCGCCAACCGCACGCCGGGCGGATCGCTGTCGTCGGCAATGTGCAGCCCGATCGCCACGTCGTCGGCGAACGCCGACACGCAACGCTTGCACAGCGCGCCTTCGTCGGCCGTCATCCGGCCAAGGCGCACCTGTTCGTCGATCCCGCGAGCGTGCTGCCGGCGATGCGTCAGCACCGCCGTTCGCTCATGCACGATCGTTTCGCACCGGATGGCGGCGGGATCGGATACGTCAGTCACCGACGCCCTCCGCACCGGGGAGCGGCTGACCGCAGCGGCCGCAAAAGCGCTTGTCCGGATCAGGACCATAGAGGGCATCGAAAACCGGCTTGTTGCGAACGCGCCAATCGCGCGCCCAGCGCAGCCCCGCCTCGCGCTCCGCCCCGACTAGCGGGCGCCCCCCCCCAGCCAACATCGCCATCACAATGCCCCCTCGATAGTGCGTTCGTTCGTCGCCACGATCGTCACCACGCGGCGTAGTCCCGGCCCAGGCTCGACCACACGGATCAACTGGCGATTGGCGAGGCGGCGCAGCACGTAGCTGGCGCGGGACGCGTCCCGCAGGCCGCATTCCTTCGCCAGCTCGGCGTTCGTCGCCATCGGGCGCTTGAAATTGATGCGCCGGCGGATTGCCCGCAGCACAGCGTCGTCATCCTCGTCGCCGGCGACGATGACGGCCGGCTGCTCGATTGGGCGCGGCAGCCGCTCGACGATCCATTCGGTCTGTCCGTCCGTCTCGCGGCGCTGCGTCAGCGGCCGCAAGTGCCGGCTTTGGCCGAGCGTGCCCGCCAGCTTGAAGGTTGGGTGACCGCGAGGCGTAACGCGGCCGACCGCATAGACGAAACGGGCGCCGGTTTCGGCGCTCCGCATCCAGTCCAGCAATTCCTGCTCCGCCCGCACGACGGTAAGCGCGCCAAGCTCGAACATGGCGGGCTCACCCATGGCAGCCGCTCCCGTTGGGTTGGCGGGACGGAGGGCGTTTTGGGCCGGCCTCCGTCCCGCCGGCGAGCACGGGCCGGGTCGCAATCGACCCGTGCTCGCCATTCCGGGCGACTTGCGCCGCCAAATGCGGGGTGTGTGCGATCGCCGTCGCCCAGGCGCCGCGTTCGCTGCCGCCTGCGTCCGCATCGTCGATCGTCAAGGTACCCCCCGCGAAGATCATGCCTGGGCGCCCCCGCGGATTGCGTCGATCGCCGCCGTTGCGGTGTCGCGCAGCGCACACAGCTCGGCATCACCGCCGGCGAAGGCGAAGCCGAAACCGGTGATCACGCGCGCGCCGGGCTGGTCAGGAACCGCGAAGTGGCGGAACAGCGGACCGGGCGGGATCGCGCCAAGCTGGCCGACCACGGGAAACGGTTCCGGTTCAGCCGGAGCAGCCACCACGGCCGGATCGGCCGACGATAGATGCGCCGCGCGCACCAGCTCGCCGGCATAGGGTTGCAGCCACATTTTGGACTGCACCGCACCGCCGGTGAACGCGCCCAGCAACTCACTGAATTCAAGCCCGGGCGTAATCGCGTCCGCGATCATCCGCTGCACAGGCCCCCAGCCTCCAAGCGACGTAACGAGCGCGAAATCGCCCTCTTTGCGCGAGACGTCGTAAAGCCAAGCCGCAAAGGCCACGGCGCCGACGCTGACGGGGTTGGTGCTGCCGAATTCGTCGCGCGCGTTCAGGATCTCGATCTGCACGTGCGCCGCCGGCACGATCGTCGTTACAGCGTTCACTTTGCCTCCTTCGCCACGATGGCGTTCAATTGGGCGCGCAGCCGCGCGCTGACTGTGTCGTGATCGTCGAGCTGCACGAGGATCTTGCGCGCTTCGGTCCCGTCGCAGATGCCGTCATCGCGAAGCGCGGCCGCGACTTCCGTCGCGACGTCGCCCAGCTCGGCCATCATTTCGGCAACCGTCTTGAGCAGCGCCTGATCGTCGCCGGCGACCTCGGGCAGCGGCACGCAAACGAACCCGAGCAGGCGGGCCTGGGCGCGCAGGACATGCGGATGCCCCGGCGCGCCATGACCGATTGCCTGAATGATCGTCGCGTCGCGCACCGAAATGCTGTCCGGCTGATGGGGCGAGCAGCACCGCGAGATCTGCGTGTCGGACTTGCCCGTCTCGCGCTGGCAGACGTCGAGCCCGCCCGCGGCCTTGACCGCGTCTTTCGTAGCCTGGGCGAGCACTTGCTCGTCGCTGGTTAGCGCCCGCTCACGCATTGGCCGACACCCGGGGGGAATTTTCCGTGCCGTTTCCCGCTGACAGGGCCTTCGCCCCTATCGTATCGGCTGCGTCATGATCAGCGGAGCAGCCATCGCCAGTTTCCAAAAGTCCAGTCGACCAGTCGATTGCGATGCCCTCTTGCTGGGCAATGCGTTGAAGATGGTCGAGGCGTGCAGCGCTCAATCCGATCGACTTCCAGCTTTCCACGGTTGTCCGCGGGGATTTGGAGAGCTCCGACACCCTGGCGGCGCCGCCGAGCGAGCTGATCACGTTGGTTGCGAATACGTCCATGAGCGGCGTGTTACGATAATCGAAACTCCCAATCCAGCAAAAAGTTACGATGATCGTAATTGCGATAATCGTATGGCGGTTGTTGAAGGAGTTATGGACCTCGACGACATCCGCGAACGCATGAAAGCCTTGGGTTACAAGCAGGTCGATCTGGTCGCGCTGCTCGACTCCACGCCGGGCAAGGTGTCGTTGTCGCTCAGTGGCCAGCGTCGCTTCACGGTCGCCGAGATGGATCTGATACGGTCATGGCTTGGCGATAATTCGTCGCTCAATGGCGGGCCGGTGCGGTCTATTCCGATTATCGGTCAGGTTGCCGCTGGCGCTTGGCAAGAGGCTGTTCAAAACGCCTCGCATACCATCCCGGCTCCCGCCGACACGGTCCCGAAACGAGCGTTTGGACTGCGCGTTCAGGGCGACTCGATGGACCTCGTTGTGCCGGACGGAGGCACGGTGATTGTTGATCCTGACGACAAGGCCCTGTTTCCGAAGAGCTATTACGTCATCCTCAACGCAGGAGGCGAAGCGACGTTCAAACAGTTCCTCGCTGACCCTGCGCGCCTTGCTCCTTGCTCAAGCAATCCCGCGTACAAGGATATCATGATGGGGAGCGGAGAGGCATTCACTGTCGTCGGACGCGTGATCTGGCAAGCGTCGCCGCTTTAATCACGGCATCATTTCCTGGGTGACCGGCTCGTCATACTGCTCGATCCCGCCCGGGACAGTAACGAAGAACCGGCGATAAAGCGGGTCGATCGAGCCAAGGTCGCGCGCGATCAGGTCGCGGATCACGTCATCACCTTTGTCTCGCCATGGCCCGACGGGCCGCCCGAAGCATGTCGCCCTATACCACTTCCGATATCGATCCACCTTGCGACTCGCCTCCCGCTTCCTACTGAAATCGTGGAACATAACTAGAACGGCCTGCAAGCCAGTTTCTTGGTAAATTACGATCTTCGTAAATTCCTGTTGCACAATCTTTCGATTATCGTAATTACGGCCGCCTTCGCATTAGGAGGCCGTCGATGCCAGACAACGAGTTTCTCAACGTCCCGCCGGGGGTGATGCGCCAGCTTCACCAGCTCTCGGGCCACGTCTCACCCGTCCCGCGCTCGATCCCCCGGCGCCGCGCGCCTTGGGCGGTCGAACCTGAACCGCAATCGCGCCTGCTCAATTGGACGATCATCGGCACGAGCATTGCGCTCGTCGCCATCGCGATCTGGCAGATCAGCGCCGCTGCGTGGGGAGGCCGGCTGTGAGGCTCTATGTCACCCCCGGTGGCCAGTGGGCGGGCACGCAGGCCGAGGCTCGCAACGCTTGCCAGGACGAAGGCCAGCCCGGCGCAGCTTGGAAAGAGATCGACGTGCCGACCGATAAGGCCGGCTTGCTCGAATGGCTGAACCAGAACGCGGGGCCGGCGGCAGTCGAGGCCCGGCGCGCGGAAAGCGAACTGGACAAGATCCGGGAGCGCGGCGCGGTAGCCGCCTCGCATCCGCCGGCGAAAGATTGGATCGGCGAGCGGCACAAACACGACGTCGACGTCGAGCAGGCGATCCACGCCGCCGATCTGCCGCGCGCGATCCGGCTTTGCGAGGCCGCGATGAACCGCGTGCGCGAGCATGCCGCCGCCCTCGATACCGAGGGGAAGCGCTGATGGCCGCGTTCGTTAAATTCTCGGGGCCGGACGGTCAGGAGATATGGATCAGGCCGCGCGAGATCGTGGCGATCGAAGCGCTGGGCGATGACAATACGCCCAGTTGCGCCATCCGAACGCGTGGAGGGGGCGTATACGCCGTCGCGGGCTCGACCAGTGACGCTGGCAACCTGATCTTTCAGGCAGCGCCGACTTTGATGCCCCGGCCCGACTATTCCAGTTTGCCGAGCGGCGCGTTCACGACCAGCGAAGCCGTGGCGATGTTCAAGGCGCAGGGCGTGGATTGGTCTGAGCGCAGGGTCGCAAATAGCCTTCGCGATAACGGTTATACCCAAATCATCCGGCGACATTTGTGGTCGCACTCCAGCGAGAGGGTGTGGGTCAAGGCCGCAAGTGGCATGGTCGTCGAGAAACGGGAGCGTAAGGCATGATCGCCGCCACGCTTCTTCCGGCGACCGGCGCCGTGCGAGTGACGATGGGTCGGCAGTCGATCGAGATCGCCGCCGGCGGTAGCCGCTCGCTGATCTCGACCCTCCGCACTTGGCCCGCCGGGCTCAAGACGCTGCGCTTAGCCGGAGTCACCGGGTCGATCTTGATCAGGGAATGGCAGGCCGAAGCGGTCGCCAACGCGATTGCGACTGCGATCGAAGATCCGCAGCCGGCCCCGCCCGGCCGTTTGCTTGCCGAGCCGGCCCGCCTGGGCGAGCGCATGAGCGTCCGCGATCAGAACGCGCGGCTTGCCCAGCTTGAGGCCGTACCGCGCACGCATCTGACGCTTGCGGAGCGCCGGGAGCTCGATTTGCTTGACCGCCGCCGCGATCAGCGCCGCCGCTATCTCCAGGACATTGCGGCATGAGCGGCGAAGGATTGATCGCCGCCGATCGCGGCCAAGGGCTCGACGCAGCCAACGACACAGACGCTTGGTTTCGCGATATCGCGATCGCGGCCGCGCAGGGCGCGTCGGCCGGATCGGCCGAGCTGCTACGCTACGCCCGCGAGGGCGCATACAGTGGCAACTTCGCGCTCGAACCCGACACGATCGAGGGACTGGCCGACAGCCTGAAACTCGCGCTCGAAATTGAGATCGATACCGCGCGCCGCGAGCGACCGCGCGATACCGAAGGGCTGGACCTGCTCAACCAGCTTTTGGGCGCGTGCACACGCTTCGTGGAGAGCTGGGCATGAGCCGCCGCTCTAGCCCGTCGTTCGCCGTTGGTGGCGTGTCCTGGCTCGGTCCAAACGGGCGGTCGACCTACGTGGTTCTGCCGCCCGAGGGCCGCTGGCGCTGCTTCATCTGCAACGAAGTGTTCACGGACATTCCGAGTGCCTTTCGACACTTCGGCGTCGACCCCAAGAAGCCGCCGCGCTGCCAGGAGCCGGACGGCGAACTGAGCAAGCCTCAAATCCCAGGAGCAGAGCTGTGAAGAACAAGATCACCGATCTGAACAATCACCTTTTCGCCCAGCTCGAACGCCTTTCCGACGAAGATCTGACGCCCGAGCAGATCGAGATCGAGGCCAAGCGCGCCGACGCGATCGTCGCCGTGTCAGATCAGATTTGCCGGGGCGCCGAAATGCAGCTCAAGGCAGTGAAGATCCTCGCCGACCACGGCGACCGCTTCAAGCCGCAGCTCGCGATGCTCGGGTCGAGTGCGCCCAGCGAGCCCGGCAAGTGAAGGGGCGCTCCATTCCGTATTCCGATGCCGAAAAGGCATGGGTCGAGGCGAACTGCACCTTGCCTATTGGCGACCTGCATCGCGAGTATTGCGCGCGCTTTGCCCGTGCCGATGTCTCGGCGAGCAACCTGAATGCGCTGCGGAAGCGCAACGGGTGGTCGACCGGCCGCACCGGTCAATTCACGGCGGGCCAGCCCGCGCACAACAAGGGCAAAAAGATGCCCTTCAACGCGAACAGCGCCGCCACCCGGTTCAAGAAGGGTGAGCGCCGCGGCGTTGCGGTCAAGCTCTACAAGCCGATCGGAACCGAACGCCTCAGCAAAGAAGGTTATGTCGAGCGCAAGATCCACGATGGTCTCCCGCTCCAATCGCGCTGGCGCGCGGTTCACCTGATCAGATGGGAAGAAATCCACGGGCCGGTGCCGGCTGGCCACGTGCTCAAGAACCTCGACGGTGACCGCACCAATACTGATCCGGCCAATTGGGCAGTCATCCCGCGGAGCTTGCTGCCGCGCCTCGCCGGCGGGCCCCATCGGGACAAAGTCGCTTACGACGCCGCGCCCTCCGAATTGAAGCCGACGCTGATGGCGCTCGCCAAGCTCGAACATCGGGCCCGCACATCGCGAAAGGGAAAATCCTCATGACGGACTATGCCACGATCGCCAGCACTCAACAGCGCGCCGGCGAAAGCGAGATCGCCTGGGCAAACCGGACTTACCGGCCGACTATGCCCGGGCTCCACGTTTGCGGCGGCGATCACGACGCGAACCGCGTTTTCACTGTTCTCGATATCCCAGCACGTGACGATGCCGAGGCGCGCGCCATGTGGGAAGCAGCTCGCGCCGAATGTGCGGTGGAGAAGGACGCAAGCGATCTCGTCGTCGATTTGAACATCGACGAAGGCCACGTCGACGACTTCTATACGTCGAGGCAGATGCTGCCCCGTATCGAGGCGGCCGCTCTAACAGTTCGTCAATCGAGGCGCGGATAGGCCGATGCGCACGTTCGTCAGCGACGAGCGCCCCTATCCGCGTCGCCGCGACGATTGGGAGGGATGCGAACGGAAAGCCGGCGAGCTGCTCGCCGAGCGCGCCCGCCGCTATCCGGATCTCGTCGCCCAGCAAAAGCTCGAAGCCGACGCGGCCGAGCGCGGCCTGCGCGTCATGGGCGCGATCGTGAAGCTGTGGGGTCGCATCGTCGATCGCCAGGATCTGCCGGCGATCGTCGATTGCGAAACCGAGCTGGGCGCGAGCTTTGCGGAAATGCAGGCCGAGATTGCCGGCACTCGTGCGCGCTTGGGCAACATCGCCCGCCAGTATCCCGGTGACAGCGAAAAGCGCGCCGACGCCGAATATGGCCATGCGCTGTGGTGGCACCTTCAACCGGTCGCTCCCGGCGCACTGCCGCATATCTGGATCGCCTACGGCTACGCCCAGCATGAGCGCGCCAAGGTCCGGCAGGGGCGCGCGGCATGAAGAAAGCACCCGCGTTACGCACGTGCTCTCAGATGGGCCACAATCGCACACCGGGTCAGCAGGAAGGCGGCTGGGCTCCGCGCACGTGTCCGGAGTGTGGCAAGCTCTTTGAGCCAAATAGGCGTAATCAACTATTCTGCTCTGCCCAGCAAAAGGCGGCATGGGAGAACCGCGCTACCGTGCGCGGAAAGGTTCTGGCGCCGCTCGCGTTCGCCGCCCGCGCTACTCGCAATGGAACGCAGGGGCCGCAGGATCTGCGCGAGATCGGCCGCCGCGCCAGCAACGCACAGAACCGCCTCATACGGGAATGGCGCGACGAGGATCACGCTGCCGGCCGCATGGACGCGACCACTTTCCTGCGTCAGCGCGTGAAGCACGGGCTGTTCGACCTCGTATGAGCGACCTCGATCCCGCCCTCGCCCGTAAGTGGTCGCGCGCTTTGGAGCGCGGCAAAGGCATTCGCTTGGAAGCCGCCGACCTTGACCAGTTGACCGCAATCGGTGTCACTCAACTTATTCTGACGGCCGAAGCCGACTCACTGAAGGAAAAGGCGGCATGCCGCGACGTTCAAAGGCGAAGGGGCTCCATCACCGCGGTCGATACTGGCTCGATTGGGATGAAACCGCCAATGGCACCCGTCGCAGCCCCTACCTCACCATCTTCTGGTATGACGATGGAAGAGGCCGCATCCGAAGCGCTTCAACAGGCACAAGCGATGAGGGGCAAGCGCTCCGGGCGCTGATCCTAAAGGATCTCGCTGATCACGGCGGCGGCGACATTTGCCCGACTTGTGGCCAGCGCAAGCCCCGCCAGGAAGGCCCCTACTTCATCACCAACGCCCTCAACGAATATCGCGCAGTCAAGAACGACACGATTATCGATGCGCGGATCGACCACGTGATCGACTATATCGCCACGCTTCCGAGCGCGGCGATCAAGTGTGATGCCATCGACGCGGATTGGGTGGAGGCCTTCCGGTCATGGTCGGCTCGGCAACCTGTAGTCTTTACGTCCGGCCGCATACGCGCAGAGCCCCGCGCGCCGTCGACGACAGAGAATAGCGTGATCGCGCTGCAATCGGCGATTAATCAGGCCGCAGATCGGAAGCGGATCGACGAGGGCGCTCGGTTCAAGCCAATCCAGACCAAGGAGATCAACCGGACGCCGATGAAGCGCCTGACGATCGACGAACTGGCTATGGCCTTCCGTTACGCAGTCGACCCGCGGTTCCCGGTCAAGCGGCTATGGCTGCACCGCTACCTGATGCTGGCCGTTGGCACGCTCGCGCGCCCCGACGCCGCGCACGAATTTTCGACCGTGCGCGACAAGCGGCAATGGAACAGCGAGCGCCGCGTCCTTGCACTAAACCCGTCCGGCCGTCGTCAGACAAAGAAGTATCGCGCTACGGTGGTCGCGCCTTGGCAGCTTGCGCAGCGCATCGACGAGGTCGACGGCCTCTTCATCAAGCCGGTGTCCGTCCGCAGCGCCTGGGACACGATGTGCGACAAACTGGATTGGCCGGCCGACGGCGAAGCGGGCATGAAGCTGGTGCGCCGCTCGGTCGCCCAGCTCTTGCGAGACGCCGGCACACCGCGCGCCTGGTCGGAAGAATGGCGCGATCCTAGCCGCAAGGTGCCGAGCGAAGAGATCGAGTTGCAGCTTGGTCACCGCAAGCTCGACAGCGTGACTGACCTCTATGCGTATTTCGATCCAGCCTATCTCGCCTCGGCGACGCGGGCGATCGAGGCGATCATCGATGAGATCGAAGCCCGTGTTCCGGGGGCATTTCACCGGACCGACACCGGAGATGCACCGACCGTCGTACCCATCAGGGCAGCAAAAAAGGCCCGCTAA